GTCTATCCTATTGACTTTTCCCAATGTATCAAAACAAACATTTGGGGCAGCATCACAAGCCATTGCAGACATGAGTACCCGTATGAAAACGGATATGAGTTCAACAGCTTTACAAGTTGGTAAAGCTCTTCAAGATCCTATCCTTGGTATAACAGCCTTACGTCGTGCAGGTGTAAACTTCAATGGTGAACAAAAAGAACTGATTAAAAGCCTTGTAAAAGGGGGTAATATGGCAGCTGCCCAGACTATGATTTTGACGGAACTTAACAAAGAGTTTGGAGGATCGGCCAAAGCAGCTTATGATGCTACTCCTATGGCACATTATAATAAGGCAATCGGTAAAATAATGTTATCAGTTGGTGATCTTGGTATTAAGATTCAGGAAAAATTAGTTCCATCGTTGGAAATCTTTGCTGATAACTTTAAATCTACTCTTTCGGTTGGAATTCAGTTTGTAAAATCATTATACGATATAAAAGATGTCTTATTGATTCTAGGAGGTGGATTTGCTGCATATAATATTATACTTGGAGCTGTAGCACTTAAAACGGCTGTATTAACATGGTATACCGGATTATCAACAGCTGCTATCATTGTCAACACGTTGGTTACTGAAGGATGGGCTGCTGCCATGGTAGCTGTCAATATAGCCATGTCTGCTAACCCTATTGGTTTTATAATTGCATTAATAGCTTTGTTGGTTGCAGGGATAGTTTATTGTTATAATCGGTTTGGATGGTTTCGTGGTGCTATTTTGGGTGCATGGGAAGCAATTAAAGGTTTTGGAAATATTATTAAAGAATTTATAATTGATCGGATTGTTGGAATACTTTCGGGTCTGGGTGGATTAGGTAAGGCACTGGTTCAGTTTTTTAAAGGTGACTGGAAAGCTGCCTGGGCAACCGCCAATCAGGCAAGTAAAGATCTTATTGGTTTTGGTGCAGTTGGAAATGCAATAAATAACGCCAAAGAAGTTGGTAAGAACATTGGAGCAGCCTATCATCAGGGAGTTTCTGAGATAGATGCAAAGAATAAAGCCGGAATAAAGAATAGTGATAAGGCAGGAATTAAAACAGCTACCGTTCCAGGGCTTGGAGTTGTGGGTGCAGGTGGAACCGGTGGAGGTGCAGCAGCTACAAAAGCAGGAACAGAAAAAGTAGCTACCGGTGGAACCCGCAATACATCTATTACTATTAATCTGGGTAAAATGGTGGAAAGTATCATTTTTCAGGGAGGTGTAAAAGAGAATGAAAAAGATTTAGTGAGTCAGGTAGAAGCAGCTTTGTTGAGAGTGCTGTATTCGGCACAGTCGGCTTCTTAAATAAAATTATACGTAATAAAATAAATTACACGAATGTTTGACCCAATAAGAGATTTAAACGAAGCAACAAATATAGCACTCATAACACAAAATGCCCTTGGGTTTGCTATGCCTCCGTTTATTCCTTTCAGGGATACGGTAATAGTACGCGGGTCGGAGGATGTGGAAGCGTCGGCAGAACTGACAAGCCGTATAAATTCGGGATTTGTTGAAAATACAAACTGGGTAGTTCCATTATCATTTCAAATTGATGGATTAACTGATTTCGATTTTCCGGTGGATCCAATCATTTCATTATCCAGTAAAAATATTATTACACGCCGGTATGTAAATAAGTCAACAAAGCGTGGATCAATTAAAGAACACTGGAGTCAGGATGATTGGGAAATTACAATTACAGGAATTATCATAGAACCGGATACTGATTTTATGGAAAACATACTACTTGAATTGCGTAAATATTTAAACAGTTCAAAGTCAATATCTGTAAAATGCCCGGTATTTAATCAAATGGATATATTACGGATTGCCATTGAAACATACGACTTTCCATTTACAAAAGGAGTGGAGAATCAGGCATTCATAATTAAAGCTTTCAGCGATGAAGATTATGACCTTTTAATAAAGAATTAATAACCCCAAGCCCCTAAAGGGGATGTAATAAATGGGATTTAAATAGGATTTAAATTATGTTTAAACTGTCGTGGAAGGTCACTATTGGAACTTATCAGTTGGGAATGATTGAAAGCATTGAAACAATTCGAAGTGTCGAATTATTGAGTGATACGGCAACCATTACTTTACCTTCGGCAGTTTATAATATCCCTTTTGATATTAATGATAAGATTAAACGTGGTGATGCTGTAAAGATTGAATTCGGATATGATGATAAGTTTATAACTGAATTTGAGGGTTACCTTCAACAAGAACCGGCAACTGATAATGGATCTCTAATACTAAAATGCGAAGATGGTCTTTTCCAATACAGGAAATCGCTTGATAACATTGAACTTAAAAATGTAAGCGTAAGTGATGTTCTGAATTACGTGAATGGTAAAATAGGTGGATTTACACTGAGTTGCGATTATGAATTTAAGTATGACAAATTCGTGATCAACAATGCAACCGGTTATGATGTACTAAAAAAAATACAGGAGGAAGCAAAGCCGAATATCTATTTAAAAGGAAATATACTGCATGTTCATCCTCAATACTCTGAGATATTTGGTAAAGTAAAATACGATTTTTCAAAGAATATTGAAACTGCAGAACTAAAGTATTTAAAGAAAGAAGATCGAAAGGTTATTGTCTCAATTGAATATCCCGGTAAAGATGGTAAACTACATAAAATAGAGTTTGGAGATACCGGTGGTGAACGAATTGACAGAAAAGGTGGAACCGGTGATTTGGATAGTTTAATGCTTCAGGCCAAAAACGAATATGTAAGTCGGGTATATGATGGTTATGAAGGAACATTTACCGGTTGGTTAGTTCCGTATTGTGATGCCGGGTACCAGGTTAAATTGGTAGATGAGGATTACCAGGATAAAACCGGTAATTATTATGTATTGGAAGTAAAAACAAATTTCTCAAAATCCGGAGGAGTAAGAACGATTAAAATCGGTAAAAAGTTGAGTGATGGCTAAAGGATCAGAAGTAAGGGACGTAATACGTAAAATATGCGGTGTAGATAATCAGGGTTTGATTTTCTTTAATGCAGAGGTAGTTACTGTTGATGATGAAACATGTACTGTTAAACGAAACGGTATAGAACATACGGACGTTCGCCTGGCTGCAGTAGTTGATGGTAATACTGAAAACTTACTTATAAAACCCAAAGTAGGCAGCATGGTTTTGATTGCTGACTTGTCTGAAGGTTTAATGCGGGACCTGGCAATTATAGGTTGGAGTGAAGTGGAAACAATTACAATCAATGGTGGTGACTTTGGAGGAATAGTAAAAATACAGGAGTTGACAAATAAACTCAATACGTTAGTACAGGCATTTAACACACATACGCATACAGTTGCCACAACCGGAACGGCAGCCGCGCAAACCGGAACGGCAACAGCTATTGCAACACAGGCTCAACCATTCAGTAAGTCTGATTATGAAGATACAAAAATAAAACACTAATGAGCAAAAAGATAGGCATACAACTAACAGGTGATCTGGAACTGGCAATTAATCCGGTTCGCGATAGTTCCGGACTGATCGTGTCAGGGATAACAGTTGGTGATACGCTTTATCAGAATCAATACATGATCCTGAATGCTCAAAAGGGTGAGTTTAAAGAGAATCCTACGCTTGGTGTGGGTATTAACGATATGGCAAACGATGATGACCTGAACGAATGGAAAAAGGCCATACGTGAAGAGTTTGCAAAGGATGGACTAAAAGTGGATAAATTAAGTATAACTACTTCCGGTATGGAGGTAAAAGCAGATTACTAATATGAAATCAGTTAAAGCAGTATTATTGGTAAAACAATTTGAGGGGTGTAAATTAAAACCATATTTATGTCCTGCAGGTATCCCAACGATTGGTTGGGGTAGTACTCGTTACCCAAATGGAGTTCGAGTATCTATGAAAGATCCTGCTATTACTCAACAAAAAGCTGACCAGATTCTTTTGTGGGACTTACAAGCATTTGAAAAGGATGTGACATTTCTTACTAAATCGGTTAAGCTTTCACAAAATCAGTTTGATGCGTTGGTTGATTTTGCTTATAACTGTGGTTCTGATATTGATATTGATACTATTCCTGAAGGATTGGGTGATAGTACTCTATTAAAAAAAGTATTGGCAAATACAAATGATCCATCAATAGCTAATCAGTTTAATAGTTGGATTCATGGAGGTGGTAAGGTATTACCAGGACTTGTAAAGAGACGTAAAGCTGAAGTTACATTATATTTTACAAAATGATAGTTATGAATACAATAATTGAACGCTTAAACGCAAAATCACCAAAGTTTTTCATTCAGTTGAAAAGGTACGCATTAAAAATTGGTGGATCATGTGCGGCTGTTTTAGTTGTAAATTCGACTATGAGTTTAAATTTAAACTCTGTTTTAATAACCGGTTTAGGATATGTAGTTGCTACTTGTGTAGCAGTGGCAGGTACTTCACAGCTAACAAAAGAATAGAATGAATTTAACAGAAAAAATACTCCTGTTAGTTGCTACCATTTTGGGTGGTAATTGGATGATAAATCTATTGACACTAAAAAGTCAAAAGAACAAAGTTGCTGCAGAGGCTAAAAAGGCTAACGCTGAAGCTACCGGTACTGAAATTGAGAATGAAGGTAAAAG